CACTCCGTTCATCCCCTCTTTCAGGATGTGGATCGCCAGTGCTTCCATGCGGATGGAAACGGCAAAGGCGCAGCTTTTACGCTCATCCAGACGGGTCTCGTTAAACAGCTGGAACAAACCGGCATCGTCCGGTCCGGTTTTGGTGGTGCGGATTTCACTATTTCGCATAATCATTTCTCCTGAATTTGGGCAAAAGAATGCCCGGCGGGTTTACGCCATTAATTTCTGTTTTGGGTTAATTCGGCATGGTTAGCCGTTTGGGAAATAAGCTCACCACTGCACGAAAATGATTCATTGCTTTAATCAGCTCCCGCGTTTCGTCAGTGGTCAGCTCATTAATATTGACGCTGTGACGTTCTGCCGGAATTTTTGCCATGAAGAATATGGCGGCCAGTGCCCTCTCGTTCTGTTTATGGTTAATGTCGCGTGGATCGCGCATCTCATTAATAAACCGTTCCAGCTCCTGCTCAATATTCAGGCCAAATACCTTTGCTCTCAGCTCCGCGATATGGTTCAGCCCATTCAGGCGCTGACCGGTGCTCAGTGGAACAGTCGCTGCAGGACCTTCAATAGCCATGGTTTCCCCTGTTGGATAGTGGACAGGTCGGCCAAAAGTGCATCCTGCGAGCGGCACGGATGCCAGCGCTTACCATCTTTCCCCATAATCCAGCCATGGCCGCAGTGCATTGCCGGGCTTTGCTTTACGAGAAGTGACGCAAATGAGGGTTCATTGTTCAGCATAAACACCTCAGCTCAGACCAAACGATGAACCAAGGCCCGTTACGGTATCGACGACACTTGCCATTGCAGGGTTAGCCTGTAGCCGCGCCTGCAGTGAAATGGCGGTAAGAGCCATTAGACGAGTAACAGAGTTGACGCTTTCGACAACCTGGCGGCGGGTGGTCGCATTTAGCTGAACACCAGAAACCGCACTTGCAGCAACACGGCCAATCTCAGCGGTGGCTTTCAGGACGTACTGAGGCAATTTCTCCCGAGCGACTTCATTAGTAGGCACACATGGCAGGCAATGGATTTGCGCCAGAAAACCATCAACCAGTGTTGAGTCTTCGGTGAGATCGGTCAGCAACCAGATATCTGGCGCTGTGAGCTGGTGCGGTTGCTCTGGATTGAGCTTATTACGCAGGGTTTGAACGTTCATACCTGCCCGCTCTGCCAGCTTCGTCATGTTGTGGCGTAGAGCGAAGGTCCGGCAGGCCTCATTGAAATGGGGATGTTTTGATATGCGATAGTCAAACATAGTCAGTTACTCCGTGAAGTCTCAAAATGGAACTAATTGATAGTCACTTTGCAATCTGAGAGTGCATCAACGGTTAAAGCAACGATGTTAATCATTACCTTTTCACGCTTCTTATCTTTGCGCAGGCGGTGACGAGGCAACCGACCATCTGCAAGCATGTCGTTAATGGTGTCAACAGGTAGCCCAGTAAGCTCGCTATAGCGTTCAATTGTGACGTGCGGTGTGTTCAGAGTGATTGAAATATTAGGGGTCATGATGCAACATCTCCTATTGGCTTGTGGTGAGCCGTTTGTAATCGTGACAAGTCCCCAAATGGGAACAGAACTGATACTAGGATCGCATAAGAGATATGTCAACATCAAAGTACCCAAGTGAGACCAAAATAAATCCCAATCAGGGTGGCAAAGCTGCGATCGAACGATTGGTAGAGGCGTATGGTTTTACAACACGACAGGCATTAGCCGATCACCTAGATGTCTCAAAAAGCACTTTGGCTAACCGGTATATGCGGGACACGTTCCCTGCTGACTGGATAATCCAATGCGCCCTCGAAACTGGTGTATCTCTCAATTGGTTAACCACCGGGCAGGGTCTTAAGCAAAGCTCGAAAACAGCGACTACTGAAGAGTTGGCGCGGTTTTCTTTCACTGCAGGCAAAATGGTTGAAGATGGTTCTTGCGTTTTTGACGCATCATTTCTGCCCACCAATCTTTCATCACCCATGGTTGTTCGCGATGGCCGTACCACATACATCTGTGATCAAAAATTCACGGAAGTGTTAGATGGGCACTGGTTGATCAATATTGATGGGACCTATTCCGTTAGACTGATTACAAGGCTGCCCAAAGGCATGATTAAAGTTTCTACTGCAGAAAATAGTTTTGAGTGTGCTTTTTCAGATATAGAAGTTATTGCATGTATAAGAAGCACAACAGTTTCACACTGATTCGGTAAAAGGATTTAGAAATGGATTTGTTTCTTGTTGTAGTTTTGCTGTTGGCCTTACTCGCCCCCATCCTTAGTGTCATTTTGCTCAAGAAGAGCAAACAACATAAGACAGAGATCGAGGCACTTAATCATCAAAAGATAGCTCTTTCGAATGAATTAAGTGAAAGCCAAGAACATTTAGCGAACGCTATAAGAGAGCACTCAGAGCTGGAAGGAAGAGCTGCTCCTTTGTGGCAATATGGAGAACTGCATAGTGCCGTTCTGGATGCAGAAAAGACGATAAAAACAGCAGACTCGATTGCTAAAAGCACAGTGAATGAAGCACAACTTAAAGCATCCAACATCGTTTTTGAAGCAAATAACCAAGCCCGACTAACGATAAGTAATGCCAACAACGAAGCAGTTGTAATAACTAAAGATGCTCGCGATGCTCGTTTAAAAGCCAAGGAACGAATGGATAACGCCAATAGTAGGGCCGATGAGCTAATCTCCAATGCTAATGATAATGCAATGAAAATAGTCGCTGATGCAGAGATTAGAGCAAAAGAAATCGCCGGCTCTGCATATGAAGCAAAAGAATTTGCAGAAACCTACCAAGCTGTAGCCAAGTCAATGAAAAATAAAATTGAAGGGTACGGTGATGAATGGATTGTTCCAAACCGAAGCGTTCTGGATGAACTTGCAGAGAATTATGAATTTACTGATGCAGGTAGAGAGCTACAAAAAGCCAGAGAGTTAACAAAATCTCTAATCAAAACGAGCAAAGCGGCAAGTTGTGATTATGTCGAACCTAATAGACGTAATACTGCGATAAAATTTGTATTAGATGCGTTCAATGGCAAAGTTGATAGTACACTTTCTAAAATCAAACATAACAATTACGGTAAACTTTCCCAGGAAATTAAAGACGCATTTCAGCTTGTGAATTATAACGGTTCAGCTTTTAGGTCGGCTAAGATCACTGATATATACTTACAGGCCCGACTCAACGAACTGAAATGGGGCGTTGCAGTTAATGAAATTATGCTCGAAGAAAAAGAAGAACAAAGGCGCATCAAAGAGCAGTTGCGCGAAGAAGAAAAAGCACGTCGAGAATACGAAAGAGCGATAAAAGAAGCCGAGAAAGAAGAGAAAACAATTCAGCAGGCTATAGACAAGGCTACTAAAGAGCTGATGCTTGCAGGTGAAGAGCAACGACTCGCTCTTGAGCAGAAACTGGCTGAATTACAAATTAAATTCGAAGAGGCTGAGGCCAAAAACCAGCGTGCAATTTCGATGGCTCAACAAACACGCTCTGGTCATGTCTATGTAATTAGTAATATAGGTTCGTTCGGCGAAAATGTTTATAAAATTGGCATGACGCGACGCCTCGAACCTCTAGACCGTGTTCGTGAACTTGGTGATGCCAGTGTTCCATTCGCCTTTGATGTACATGCAATGATCTACAGTGATGATGCACCATCATTAGAGAATCACTTGCATAAAGTATTTAATGAAAAACAGGTTAACAAGGTTAATTCTCGGAAAGAATTCTTTAATGTCGGCATTAAAGATATTAAATCAACTGTAGCCAATATGAATATCGATGCACATTGGACGATGTTTGCAGATGCCAAAGAATATAGAGAGTCTCTCGCAATTGAGAATGAACGCTCAGCCGCGCAGGTTGCAAACGAAGAACTCGTTGTTGCCTGACATAGGTGATTTCACGTAATCATACATTGACCACTGTTTGTATATACAGTTAAATTTAGCCCTCAGACATGAGGGCTTTTTTATGGCAGTACGAAAACTCGACACAGGAAAATGGATTTGCGAATGCTACCCCGCCGGACGCAGTGGGCGTCGTGTGCGTAAACAGTTCGCCACCAAAGGCGAAGCGCTGGCCTTTGAGCGTCACAAGATGGATGAGGCAGAAGCTAAGCCCTGGCTGGGTGAATCGGTAGACC